ATATCTTATTAATTAAATAATAATCTTCGCCTGTAGTAGTTACTGATGGGAGTAAAAATTTACTACCTGAACTATACCTAAGATACTTAGTTGTACTGAAGTAATCAATTACCTCCTCTAATCCTTTTGTAATATCCGCATAGCCTGTTCCTGAAGACTGCAAAATATTCCTTCCATAACGAGAATTTTCTCGGTTAATCTGCATATTATACTGAGAGAAATAATCATCAAATATATCCATCTGAGCTTGCTTAGCAAACAAATTAAAATCTGATGGAGAAATATAACCGTAATTATTTTTGTTTAGTATAGATAAAACTGTGTTTCTAACTGAATTTATCATGTGTTACTTTTTTACAAAGATAAGCAAAAAAAAAGAGTAGTCTTTTTAAGACTACCCTATTTTCATTTCAACTGGAATGATGTTAAAGATTACTCTCAAGCATCTTCAAAGCATTAATTCCATCATCCGTTTTAAAGTAAGATACAATAGAATCTATATAATCATCACCATAAGGAACGATTAACATTCTATTTTTACTAGATGATGTATTAAACCATACCTCCTTGTTTTTCTTTCTAGTACTCAATATTCCGTTATCAAAGAATGACTGAACCTGAGACCTCAATTTTAAAGTAGGGTCTTCTAATATATCCATAAACCCATAAGGGTCTTTTCGTGCAAAAATTAATAAATCCCTTTTTAATTCGGCAGTAGAAGTCATTGCTGCTTTCTTTCCGAATAAAACCATACTAACCATTTCTATCTGATCAATGTCTAAGTCTCTTGCAGCTACCAAGGCATCTACCTCAATATGCATTTGCTCAACAGTCTCAGACGCATCTTTCTCTTCATCTCTCTCTATAAACAATGTTCCATTTGAAGGATGGTAAGATAAGAATTGTTGTAATACAGGATTGGTCTTTGGGACCATAAGTAAACCATCTTCAAAGATAATAGGCTCTACAATTGCTTCGCCATTTTGCTCATCTTCAAACGCTGATTTTTGATTTCGAGCATACCTAAGTAGTCTACTTTCATTTTTTTCTTCATCGTACCATACTAATGGTACTTTTTTAGAACTTCTTGTAGCAATCATTAATGATAATGGTGCTGCATCAGATAATAATCTATAGACTTTATCCGTTGGTGCGTGTTTTGTTTTCATTTAATATAATTGTTATTTGATTTATAATAAAAAAATAGAGGTCGCAATTTGCAACCCCTACCTTTAGTTTTTAAGCTTATGCTTGTTTGAATAAGAAGAAGTTGTTTGCACCTAATGTACATACAGCTCTCTCAGACAAGAAGTTAACCTCCATAGCATCTAAATCACTATTTGAAGCTCCTCCTGCTGAACCTGTCATCCAAGTTTTGTAACGTCTGTTCTCAGTCTCTGATGCTCTGTAACGAACATGTAAGAATGGTCTCTTAGCGTTTTTACCCATGATTTGATCATAAACAGTAGTAGAACCTGCAGGAACTAATAGTCCGTTGATTTTACCATTTACTAATCCACCTCTCATTGTTGGGTCGTTTAAGTATTTCCAATCTGACTTGTAGAAATCGTATCCTCTTCTGAATCCTGTGAATCCTAAGTTAAGAGCCATTTCTTTGTCATTGTCAAATAGACCGTAAGAAGTACCACCTGCACCGTAAGAGTTTTGCTCTGCTAACATATCATCGATATTGAAACCAAATTCTCTATCCAAGAATAATACATTCTCTTCGATAGCTCCTTGCTTATCTAATCTAGAAACAATAGTATCAAAGTCTCCTAAGGTAGAAGGGTTAGCTCCTGCCCATACATTTCCTCTGTTTTCAACAGAATAGAATACACCTTCAGAACCTTTGTTTCCAACGATACCTGTAGTAGCTGCAGCACCTGAATTAGTAGCAGCAGGAACAGCTTCAATCATTGAAGTTTCCAAGTAGTCATCAAATCTCAAACGAGTTTCATGCTCAGACTTCAAATACCAAAGGTATCCGTTAGCTCCGTTTTCAGTAGTTACTTCAACCCATCCAATTTGAGCCATATCAGAACCTGATACTGCGTACTTATCTTTTAAGATAATTGGAGAGTTTTCGAATATTTCATCGTCAGCCTCTAAAGAACCTTCCATTCCTGTAGTTCCTTTTTTGAATTCAGAACCATAGATAAATACTTCATAGATAGTAGCAGCATCACTGTTACTCATACCGTTTGCTTCGTAGAAAGCTACTTCAATAGTACCTGAAGCAGTATTCACAGCTGTAACGATAGCTTTGTTTACTGTAGCTGTAGCAGCAGCAGCAACAGTTTTAGGTGTCAACATTATTGTTTGACCTACTCTTATAGCGATACCTCCTGTACCAGGATTTAATGTATCGTTAATCGTAAACGTAGTTGTATCTGCGTTTACTAAAACTGTAGTTGTACAGTTTACATATTTAATGTGTAGTCTTCCTTGCTCTGCCCATTTGATAAGGTCTGAGTTAGAAGGCATTTCAGCTCCTACCATTCTTAAGAATGAAGATACTGTTCTATTACCATATCTTTCAAATTCTTTCTCGTAAGTATCTGGAAGATACTGATTCAAGAAATCGAAATCGGTAATATAGTTTGATTGTAGAGCTACTTGCTCAGCACTTGGCTGTAAGTTAAACCCTGGTGTCGCTTGTACTGACATAATTGTTTTTGTTTTTTAATGTTTAATATTTATTTTCTACTCCTTATTTTTAAGCCTTTTCCTGAGTCTGCATTTATGGCTCTAATTTGAGTTCCACCTTTAGAAGTAACCTCTCCTGATTTTCTTTCAGACATGTTTATGTTTTTCATGTTCTTCATTACTCCATCAGTCGCTGTTGCTTTACCTTGTTCATAAAAGAACTTAGCAAACTTCTCAGGGTTCATCGCTACAGCTAAAGACTTATGGTATCCAACAGCATCACTAATCATACCTTTGTCATCCAAGAACTTATTAATAAAGTTCTGAGGATTTGATTGTATGTTTTTTAGTTCTGCAGCGTCTCCCGGATTAAACACAACAGAGTTTTCATCTAATTTGAACTCAAAACCTTTGAATCCATCAGAAAACACTTTGTCAGTTTGGTTTGAAAACCAGTCTGACTTACGTTGATTCTCTTCCTGTATTGTCTTTGCCGCCTCTACATACTGCTTATACTCTTCATACCCTTCGTCAGTTTTAGAAATGGCATCCCCACTTGACTCAAGAGGAATACGGTATTTTTCTTTCTGCTGATTAAAGTATTTCTTAGCTTTAGCAATTTCTTTTTTCTTATTTAATCTCTTTCTTTTAATATCAGAATCCTCATCAAAATCTTCATCATAAGAATATTCATCCATTAAATCGCTGATATCATCATCATCTAAACCATCTTCAGTAATTGAAAGATAATCTCTTAGTAATCTATCTGAGTCTATAGAGTCTACATCTCTGTTTAAATTAACAAAGTCTTCTATACCTCTTCCTGTTTCTTTCTTATACTTGTAATAAGCAGACACATCCTCAGGAAGTTCTAACTCTGAAGATTCTCTTTCGGCAGTTAGCTCATCTAATGACGATACATCTTTACCGTATTTATTCTTAATAAATGAAAGAACGTCATCCTCATTCAATTCTCTTGCTTCAGGAGCTTCAGGAGCTTCAGGAGCTTCAGGAGCTTCAGGAGCTTCAGGAGCTTCAGGAGCTTTCTCAGAATCCATAGATTTAATTTCCTCTTCATGCTTTTCAAGCAATTGAGATTCAATCTCTTGAACTGACTTCTCTTTTGTTACCGATACTTCTTTTACTGTTATTCCCATTGTTATTTGATTTTATTTGCAAAGATACATAATTTTTATAACACGTTATCTAGGTTCGAACTCAGCGAAGTCAAATCCATCAAGGCTATCTTCGTTAGATTCAAAATTAACAGGTGATAAATTATTTTTTCTTTGCTCGATTAATTTTGATTGCTCTGTATTTTGTTGACTAATTCTTTTTGATTTAGCTTCTTCTTTCTTATCATCTTTTTTCTGTATAGAATCAATTTCCACACCCTTTAGACTCATCTGAAGACTAAACTCCTTATCCATTAACTCCATTTTTAAAGCAGCTTCTCTTTCTAATTTTTGAATATCAAGGTTATTCTCTACTGTTTTAACCTGTATCTTAGATTCAGATTCTAACTGTATCTTCTGAGCCGCAGTCTGAGCAGCTATCTGTTGCACCTGCATCTGCATCTGAGATTGCATAGCCTGAGTCTGCGCAGCCTGTTGCTCTGCTTTTTCTTGCTTTCTTACTCTTTTCAGTTTCAATAACTGATTAGCTAATTTAATATTTCTCATTTCTCTAATATCAATAGCATCTTCTAAATCTATACCTCCTTGAGATAAAGCAACTTGTATGTTTTCTTCTAGCTTAGCTCTCTGTTCTTCATCAGGTGCAATCTCAACAAAAATTCCGAAATCATAAATATACAAATCAGAAATCTGATCCAATATACCAACATTATATTTACCAATCTTATTTATAAAATCTTCTTTGAAATCAGAATATTCTAATATATCAGCAATTCTATAAGTCAAAGCTTCTGATAAAGTCTTGTAAATATAAAGACTACCATCAAGTATATGCCTAGTAGCTGTATTAGAATTAAGTGCTGCTAACTTCTGTACACCAACCAAAGCATTTGAATCAGGCTTAGAGCCATCTCTTGCTTCATTTAATCCAGTAACATTACGAATCATATCCATGTAATGATTATAGTTCCCTATAAGCATCTGCATTTTACTTGCACCAGAACTAGATGTAAGTTGTGTAATTGGAACTCTTGCGTTGTTAAATTCTCCATCTTGAGTATACGACCTACCAATAACAGAACCTGTTTGAAAATATAATCTTAAAGCATCCTCTGGATTGTACGCAGCTCCTGTTCCTAAGTCTACTTCATTAAGACCATCTGCATCAATAAAAACACCATCAGGAACTACTTTCGCAATAACTTGCTGTATTTTTAAGTGACTAATTTGAATCAAGTCAGCAAACGGAATCATTCTTGTAACTAAAGACTCAATATTACCCTTGTACATTCTTGGAGCAACTGCTATATAATTTGGTATTGCATGCTGAGATGATGATTTAGGTCTCACCATATTTTCAGACATCTCCCACTTAAGTATGATATCTGTACCCATTACCATTACACCATCATACCAAACATCTATAGTTTTTTCTATTTTTTCAAAATTTCCATCTTCTAACATTTCAACAGGAGGATTAAAATTATCATCCTTTTGTATCATCTTAATGCTACCTGATTCAGAAACTTTCTTTTTATAAACTACTTTTTTAGTTGTTTTATAATTGAAATATAAAAGAGTGCAAGTGTCTCTAGTAAAAATATCATTATCTTGTCTCTGTGATTGGTTCGTATAATCATACCAACTCTGACTGTATTCAGAAATCTTTTTTAAATCATCATTTTCTAATGTAGGATCAATCTTGACTAATTCTGTCATAGGAATAGTCTTAACCTCTCCCCAATAAAAACAGTCTTTAAAATAAGGGTCTTCTGTGTAACTATAAACAACATTAGCAGGGTCAACGTATGAAACCCTCACTCCTTCTCCTAATAAAAACTCATGCTTAGCAATAGAAACACCTAAAACAGTAGCATCGTAATCCAGTCTTTTTCTTAAATCGTTATAGTTGTTTTCGTCTAAAAGAGTGTTAATCGCTTGCTCTTCAGCTATTTCAATAGCAGGCTTATAATTAAGCTGCATATATAAAGATAGTTCATCATCATCTTTAGGTAACTCATCAGGATTCATACTAAAAGGATTTACTCCTGACTCAGCCTGTATATTTTCTAAAATAGGCTTAACTAACATTTGCCCTTTTATGTTTTCTTGAAATGAATTTCTCTTTTCCTGAGACATAGCATCTTGAGAATAAGCTTTTACCTTGAATAATCTATCAGACATTCCGTTAACAACTATATCTACAAATTTAGGTAGAATAGGAACCGGAGTCCAATCTAAATTAAGGTAAGATAAATCTCCATCTACAGCTAATTCACTCTTGTATTTACCTACAGATTGTTCACCTCTAGCGTAAATTCTTCTTCTATGAAATTCTCTTTGCTGGTCGTAAAACCTTGAACTTGCTCCTTGACCTCTAAACCACTCATATTGAATAGCCTGACCTATTTGAAGACCAAATGAAGGAGTAGATTTTACGGAATCTTTTATAAACTGGTCTGGAAAACTTTCTGTTTTTATGGATATTTTTACTTCTCTCATCTAATTATTTTACTTCGTGAGCTATCATTGCTATACCTTGCAAAGTTAATACTTATTTTTGACTCTGTTTTTTGAGGGGTGTATAAGTTTTTTTGATTCGCCATTATGGTTAATCCAGAACTAATAGAAGCATCGTGTTTAGTTCTATTGTTAATATCAAATTTAGACCAATCTTGAAGAGTTCTGTTAAAAGGCATATCACCTATTTCATCAGAATCTCTGTAAGTTCCATCAATATCAAAACCAACATGTTTTTCAATGTAAGACTCAATAGCTGATGCATGAGACTGTTTTATGTCTTCTGATGAGTTAGGTATACCACCGAGTTCTTTCTCTGTTTTAGAGAGCTTATTATAAACCTTATCAGGTCTATTCATTGAGAAACCTCTATAGCCTCTATTCTTAAAATGATATAATAATCTTGGTTTATTATTCTCTGCTAGTATAGGCATACTGTAAAACACACACGCCATTAGCACATCTTCAAAAAACATCTCTGCTGTTTGAGGTCTCGCTATATATTCTAAGAAAAACGAATTACTTGGTGCGTCATCCATATTAAACTTAGTTTGTCCATGAAGAGAACCATTAGAACCGCCTCCACCAACAGTACCTGATATATCGTAGCTATCACAACCGAAAGAACCTATATGGTCGTTTCCTGGATACTTAATTCCATTCTTAGTAATAGTGTTATTCTGTAAAGACTTCTTGGGTGTCCAACTAACATAAAATCTACCTCTTTGGTCAGGACTAAATACAACCTTAGTATCTTTTAGACCATCTTTCCAGTGAAAAGAACCTCTAGTTACATGTCTATCTTGTATTAAAGAATCGTTGTAATCAATCTGCTGATATATCTTGGTAAGATTAAACAAA